TTGGGTTATGGTCTGTTAAGTGCCAAATAAGGTTTGCACCTTTAGGACCTCTTTCTGCCATAGTCTTGTTATAGGCATTAAAGTCGATGACATCATTGTCAAGGTCTTTAGAGCCCATCTGGCTGATAGCAACCTTTACCTTTCTGGTAGTAGTGCTAACATCTTGCACTGAGTTGCTGACTGTCTTTTGTTCAAAATATCTTTTCATATTCAATATTTGGGGAGGGTTAAGGCTGGTTATTGTTTCATTATTCCGCAGTATTGGCCTGAGCCCCTTAAGCACCTCCCATATTTATTAATCTACCTCTACTATCTCTTTTAGGTACAACAATGTAAGAACATCTACAATTTATGACCATTGCGGCTGATCCACCGGGAGCCAACGGATACTCTATGTTCTCGCCACTCCTTGGGTCCACAAAGTTCTCATAGAACCCTACCACCTGACCATCCATGTGAAAGTGGTCTTTAGGTTGCTCAGGCTTAAAGCCTCTGGTTCTGGAGTCTCTAAAGGCAATCCACTCTTTAACCATCTCGTAGTTAAAAGACTCGGCTGCTGCCTTTATTCCAGTGTTTGCCGCCCGACCTACCTCAGTTCTCACAATCCTTTCGGCTTGCATGGCTGTAAAGCCGGACTGCTCTAAGGTCTTGACAATCTCATCCACAGTCTGCTCTTTTATGATAGCATTCTGTAAGACAAGGAGCAAATGGTTTCTAAGTGTCTCTGAGGTCTTGACCACTGCATATTGCAATAAGGTCCTTTCTAACTCATCGATGATAAACTTGGTCCACTGCTCATCTCTGCCTATCCCTTTCTGATTTGCCTCCCTTCTGATTAGTTTATACATCTGGTTGGCATGATAGACCCCCACTTGCTTGTAGATGGCCTCTATTGGTTTATAAAGCTCATCGTTGTAAAGTGTGGTCCTCAGTCTGCTTTGGGCTTGTCTGGCCCCCACTTTCTTTATTGTACCTATCAAAGAGCTGACAACCTTATCCAGTTGTCTTTTGACCTTAGGATAGTGAGTTTTCTGAAACTTCCGATTGATCCTCGAAAAGTTCTCCGCATACTCTTTTCTCTCCTTGTCGGTCATTCATTAACCTATTTTTTAAGGCCAATCGCTTAGCCTCCATTTTAGCTTTTAGTAAGGCACAGCACTTCTCCCTTTTTGTTATGGGATAAGTCCTATATACCTCAGTCATTATCGAGGTCATCGTTCTCCTCGTTTTCTTCTACTTCGTTTATATCACTCAAATCCATGCTTGGAGCTTCATACTCACTTAATGGCATTCCATCCTGAGTAGTTATCCAAGGCTCATCAAACAACGGATTGTCTATCCTTTCAAGGCCTAAGTGCATTCTCTGCTCGTTAGGGCTTAGGGCCTTCAGTTCTTTAATCCAACTTGACTTCTCAGCTACATCCTCTTGGAGTTCGGTAAATACAGTATGGTCAAAGTCAACATAGACATTCTGACCTTTATACCCCCAGTCTGTTTGTAGCTTTCTGTTAAAGTGGTTTTTAAACGATACGAGAGCAGGCATAGCACAACGAGTTGTAAGGGCCTTTTCAGCCTCTCTAACATTGTTATATGTCGAACTCTCGCTATCTCCTACCAACTGAGAAGGCACTCCATAAACGGATGCAAATCGCTTTAAATCCCATTTTTCAGAGTCTATAATAGAAAGCTCCACTGGGTTGAGTCCAACGGACTGCCAGCCCATCTTGTAACCAGAAACACCAATGCGACCCCAATTCTCTGAGCCTACCCATTCTCCTTTGCCTACCAGTTTACTCTTAATGGCTTCTACTTGCTTTCTCGTATCGGCAACATCGACACCACCATTCATAACTCTTGGGTCATCGACATAAAGAACACCCTTGACACCTTGGTTCTCTAACATGGCTGCACTGGCTTTGATAGCCGAGTTTGACCTGCTAAGTCTCCTTAGTGCCGCTTTAAGTGGGCTCATTCCGTAAAGATGGCCTCCATTGACATCCCAGTCATAGTTCTGGTATTTGTCATGTAAGACTTGACTTTTAGGGAATAAGGCATTTGAAAGGACCGGGATCATGTACCCCTCCTCAATAATAGGGAACATATTGGTCGAGGCTATAATAGATACCTCTTGATAAGGTAAGTTATGTAACTGATAGGGTTTGCCCTGATTAGCTCCCATGTCGAGCATCTGAGCCCAGACACAGCGGCCTCCAGTGATCAGTTTCCACCCGGTTGAGTTGGCTACTAAGTCCTGAAAGGTCTCGTAGTCATTAGGGTATCTCAAAAGCTCGGTTAGTCTGTCAACAAAGATAGGCTCTAAGGCTTTTTTCTTATAGCCCATAGCCTTTTGAAAGTCCTCAGTTGAGATGTCTTTCTTTCTCATTAAGCCTTGGTAAGACTTAAAGGCAGCCTCATCGACTACCTTATAAGTTGACCATTCGGGCAACTTTACCTTATCTGTAATGAGAGTGATAGTGCTATACAGAATGTCGTTAACCTGATAGCCATCCCGGATGTAGTTGGTCCGGTTGTCAGTAATACCGACAAAAGTGCCTCCAGTTACCTGATAGGAAGCAAAGGGCTGACCTACCGGCATCATCGGCACTGCCTTCTTTGTTAACGCATTCCAAGCATCTTGTATTCTGCCCATTTTATTTCTTTACCAAGCCATTACCTCAAACTTAGGCTTGTTTAGTTTCGTATATATTGCATACCGCATCGCATCGCATAAGTGATCCCACATCTTGACTGGTTGCTCATCTGGATGGACCTTGCCATCTTTGTCAACCTTCCACTTGTAGGACCTAATTTCTTTAATTAGGTTGATAGACTCAGGCGATACTATCAATGGTTGGCTTTTGACCTTTTGGATGCCAGCATAGACATCCTTCTCGGCAGGTTTGGCATTGTAACCAGCCCTTACCAGCTCCTCGATAGTCTTAGGCTCGGCAGCATCACAAAATATCTCATCGGACCTCTTGATGTCTAATAGCTTTAACCTTTCTATTAAATCGGTGGTTGTTAGCTTCGTTTCGTAAAGCATTTCCTTAACAAATGTCTGGCCTTCGTAAAATCCCACCTTGACTAAAGCAGTGGGTACCGAGTAGCCAAAGTCTAAGCCATAAACCGTTTCACAACTGTCCGGGAAGTAACCCGGTTTCCAGTGTGTGTAGATTATCTCTGATGACTTACCCCTTTCTCCCAACCCAAAGACTTTCCAAAGGTTCTCGTCTGCATCTTTCAGACTTTCAATCTCAGCTACCTGCTCACTTGGCAGGAATGGGTTGTCTTTGTAGGTTGAGTGGATTAAGAGGTTAGTTTCTTTATCAGCGACATCGTACACCCAGCTCATCTCATCGACTGGGTTAAAGTCTAAAAAGATGGTCTGCTTGGTTCTAAGGGCTAACTGCTGGTAAATCGAGTGAGGCAATAGATTGGCCTCATTAATGTACAGTATATCTCGCCCTGGTCCTCTAACCTTGCCCGAGTCCTCTGCCCCAAAAAACTCAATATATGAGCCATTAGGGTAGTGATAGACATTGTCGGTCTTGTTAAAGTTGTCATCTGAGTAGATGCCAGCATCTTCGAGTATCTTGAGAATATCTCGCCTAGCACCCCTCTTTAGATGGGGTAAGGATGGACTAACCACCGAAATCGTAACCTTTTCCTTGTGCGGTATGTAAAGAGCTATTAATTGTCCTATCGAGTAAGTCTTGCCTGATCTGGTTGAACCTTGGTTAGCGATAACCCGGTATTTCCGCAAATCATAGGCTTCCTTGTTTCTCTCAAAGACATTTGTATATTTAACTTTGACTGTCCTCATCGGCAGCCTTTTCAAATATTATATTAACACCACCCGAATGATTGAGGTCTACGGTTTGCTTTGACTTACCATAGGCCCTATCTAACAAAACTTCGGCAGCCCTCACATCTCCTTTGGCTGCCTTTGCTCTAAGGGCCATTAGGATTGCTTTAGCGGCTTCAATTCCGTCTTTATCTTCTCCAAGTACATCGGCTAATAACTCGTCTAATTTGGGCAGCTTTTTGGGCCTGCCGTTCTTTTCTGGCTGGTTCTCACTACTAAACTGAGTGGCAGGGTTTCCGCTTTTACCTTTCTCAAATGGCATATTCCGTAACTACTCCGTTTTTCTTTATAATTAAGCTAGGGTCTAGCTTTCTCATTCTGTCTATAATTACCTGACAATACTTTGGGTCTAACTCCATTCCGTAGCATTTGCGGTTTAATTGATGCGCTGCTACCATTATGGAACCTGAACCTAAATATGTATCTAAAACTAACTTAATTTCTTCTTTTGAATGTCTATCAGCATATTCAAAACACCAATTTAATATCTCTATTGGTTTTTGAGTAGGATGCTTTCTATCTTCTTTATTAGCTTTTGCTCTTGCGTATTCTTTAATTCTTAAAGCATTATTAAAAGAAGTCCAAGCCATTTCTCCATCGGCTAAACTAAAACCTCTTTGTCCTTTATCCCAAATAAGCCATCCCATAGATGGTGGTAAAATATCAGCAAAATAATTTCCACCCCAGATTACCTGATTGTTAGTTATTTGTAATAAATAATTAAATACTGATTGTTCGGGTCTGCTTTTATCCCAATCTGGAGCATCGTAAGATTTCCATCCGTTCTTATCAGCCCCCCCTTTACCATCTCCTTTACCTTTTAGCATACCCCCATAATCTATTCCATAAGGTGGGTCAGTAAGCAATAACTCAGGTTTCTTATTTTGTAGTAATAAATCTAAATTATTTGTATCTGTACTATCCCCACAGAGTAAACGATGCTCTCCTATCTCAAATAAATCTCCTAAAATTATATCAGTTTCAATAATTTCAGGAACTTCATACCCATCATCAGATGCTTGATATTCTTTAATTTTATAATCAGGAATATCTAATCCCCAATCGGTTAGCTTTTCTACATCCCATTCATTAGCTAGCACATCCCACTCCCACTCGCCAAAGCCTACATTGTCTTTGATGATAAATTCTTTCTGTTGTTCGGGTGTCAAAGAGCTTGCCTTTATTATCGGCACTTCAGTTAGTCCAGCTTCAATACAGGCTTTTAACCTCATATTGCCGCCTAAAACGACCATTTCGTCGTTTACAACTATCGGCCTAATTTCCAACATCTGTGGGAACTCTTGGATGCTTTTTACAAGTTTCTTAAACTTGTCATCCTTAATTACCCTGGGATTGTCTTGATTTAGCCTTAGTTCAGTTATTGCTGTGATCTGAATCTGTGGCATGGCTTATACAAAAAAGCCCTCAACCCCGAAAGGTTGAAGGCTCGTTGATTTTTTACCCTTTATTCACCCCCCAATATACAAAATATCTGGCACTTAGACAAATATAAGTAGTAGAACTTATAAACATCTCCAACTGTCAAGGATTACTTGACAACTCGGACAATATCCGAACTAACTCTAACATGATGCCCTGACCACCGGGAGTCTGTAATGGATGCATCCCATCCAGACACTTTACCTCTAAGGAGGCATCCGCTGGGCAGAATAGGTGCTTTGCCTTATTTAACATGGGTATATCCCATGCTGAGTCTCCTATGGCTATTTGATAATCAAAAGGAATGGTTTCTTTGTTTCGTATTATATGTAACTCAGCCCCAGACCTTTTAAGATATTGCTCTGCACCCGGCCAAGAGGAGGCAGTTACTAAGTAAACCTGATACCCCATAGAGATTAGCTCTTTGATGGCTCCGATGTCCTTGTTATTGAATGACTTAATGATGTTGCCTTTGTGGTCAACCCATATCTTGCCATCTGTTAAGCATCCATCTATATCGCAGCAAATTACCATAGTGTGATTTGTTTTTTATATTCTGCCCATCTTTTCTCTTGTGCTTCGTAATAGTCTTTATCTAACTCAAAACCTACAAAATCAATGTTTCTTGTTTTATCTGCGGCTATTCTGTTACTACCTGAACCTAAATGTGTGTCAATTACTTTACCACCATTAGGTATATACTTTTGATATATCCAATCATATAATTTTATTGGTTTTTGTGTTGGATGAAATTTGTCTGATTTATTTAAGTATGCACTATATTTAAATATTTTAGGAGCATTATCAAAAGATGTCCACGCCATTTCACAATCTGCAAATGATAATCCTTCAGGTATTTCTTTATCCCAAATTATATAATTTTTACAAGGCGGAAGTTCAAAATAATTACCCCCCCATATAATTTGATTTTTACTAATCCTAAATAATTGTTTGAAATAGTTAATATTGGGTGTGTTTTTATCCCAATTTTTAGGCTTCCATTTTCTATTTGCTATTTTACTGCATTTTTTTCCTTTACCTGCACCCATATTCATATTTGCCAAATCTAATCCATAAGGTGGATCAACTACCGCCAAATCAAAGTATTTATCGGGATATTCAGCCATCCCGACCATACAATCTATATTTTTTACTATGCTTTCCATTACTTTTTTATGATCCAATAATACCAATCCCGACCCAGTAGGTTGACCGTAGAGAATTTATGAGCAGGCCAAGCAATGATAGTCTGGGAGCCTTTGCCTATAATAACCATGCAGCCATGATCATCTATTGATATATCCCACTGATGGAAGCCTTGCCAGTTCTCATGTGTGGCCTCGTTGAAAAACCCTTGCACTATTAGATACCCTCCTGGCTTTACTGCTTGTAAAAGATAATCTAAGGCCTTTCTGGGGTCTTGGGTGTGATCTAAGGCATTTGAGATATGTACTATGTCAAACTCGTTCTTAAAGGTCAACTCCTCGGCTGGGTAGGGTAGTGGGGCTTTTAGTTTGTGTCTCTCAAAGTCAAAGACCAGCTTGTAAAGGTCTCCTAATGGGTCGCAAGGAGTTACATTTACTAACCCATTAAGGATTGAGCACACCCCTGAGCCTACATCCAAGACTGTTTCATGTGGAACACTTTTAATAAAGTCTGCCACCTCTTGGTTGAGTTCCGGTGTCTTGACTCTACCTACCCATCCCTTTAAGAAACGGTCTGTCTTTACAAATTCCTTCCAAAAAGCCAATTCATGGTAAATGCCATGCAGTTCTAAAGTTGTCATTTTAACCTCCTTATTTCTAAATTAATGTTATGTGGGGCTGTCTGGTTGCCTCCAAAGTATGGGCCTAATAGATACCCTAAAGACCCTTTGCATTCTATCATCAGTCTTTTGCCTTGCACATCTATCGTATGTGTGCCTCGGTTTATATGTATAGAAGGGTAAACATAGTCTCCGATGTTTACTGAATGCATATAATGCCAGCCTTTGACCCCCTTATTATACCAGTAAGCATATAGTCTAATCTTGTCGGTCTGGGGTAAATAGTTCCATCCTACCCTTACAGAGTTTCTGTGATGGTGTGGGAAGTAGCCTACCCCAAAGAGCTTATTGATGTCTCCTTGGTCTGGTCCTATGTTATATCTGCAACTGTCATCAAATCTGACCATATAGCTGATGACATCCTTGTTAAGGATAAGCTCTGGGCATTGCCAGCTTTTGTGTGTTCCTTTTTTTATTATCATGGTATTTTATTTAGGCCAAAGTTTTTGTTGCCAGTCCTTACCGTATTTATGGATCATGTGTCTTTGACTGATAGGGGTCCAGTAGTTCCTAAGTTGCTTTCTTAGTTGACCGATGGGATGCTCTTGCTTATTCCTTAAATAGGTATGCTCAACTACCTGACCATGATGCACCCCTACCTTGTTAGGCTTGACCCTATGACACCAATCCAAGTCCATGTAGTAATAAGGCAGCATCTCATCTAAAAGGTTATCTCTAAATATCTCAGCATTGACCATAGGGGCAGTCCACTCTATAAATGGGGTCTCTTTAGGCTCGTTACCATTAGGCCATTGGAACTTATGATCTGATGACCGCATTGCCGGATGGATGCCAGCCCAGCCCCTCTCCTCGCAAGCCATTGCCAACATAAAAGGCATCTGAGGGCTAAAAGTAACATTTGAGACAAACCAATAATAATCTGCCTCTTTGTTTACTATTGAATTGTAAGCCCTTGACATATTGCCTACTCCATCTCTGCTGACAAGCTCATAAGGTAAGCCAGTGTCTTGAACACATTTTAAGGTCTGCAACCAATCGGGCTCTAAGTACTCTAATACGACTATTAGTATTCTCATTTTAAGGGTGTTAGGTGTGCGATTATATTGCCATCTTTAGTTTCTAAGTGCATTATAGCCCAGTATTTGTCTGTGTAGCCAAACTTAGGGGCCTCAGATAAGGTAAAGTAATTTATAAAAGTATGCTTTCGGTAGCATCTTATGTGTGTAGGGTCGGCAAACTGAAGGTCTGGGTTCGCCCCGGCTTCTGGAGTTTCTATGTATAAGGCTCCTCCCTTTTTAAGTATTCTCCAGCTCTCATTCATAAAGTCCAATAAGCTATTTAGATGCTCAACTACATGAATGGCTGCTATCTCAGTCATCTGGTCATTTTGGAATGGCCAAGGAGTTATATTTAGATCATGTACTACATCTACATTGTCGAACTTGCGACAATCTAAGAAAATATCATTCTGTCTTTTGGGCCAGTTAGGACCGCATCCAACTATAAGCTGCATAAGATGTCATTAATTTTAGTCATCCAATAATCCCAAGTATAAGTTTGAACATATTTACGGATATTGTCTGCCCTTTCTTGTAACTGGTCGGGATGGTGTAAAGCAAACATTGTCGAGTCAAATAACTTGTCATAAGAGTAACCAGTCTTAAAGCTATTAGTCTCATTAAGGTCATCATCTCCCTCGATTATCCCTCTTATTGTTACAGTACCCTTTGTGCCAGCCTCTAAAGGAGCTGTGGACCTTGCATCGTACTTTGTGGCCTTAATCATTAGGGTAGCTTCTTGGTATAGCCTATTCATTGTGGCAAGGTCAGGCTTTACTACATATTCTGAGTAGATATTGTCCTTAGCTTGTTGCAAACCAAATCCTTTTATTGTCCAGCCTTTCTCTATTAGGTTCTTGGCTACTTGTACCGCTATCTTATCTGTGTCTTTAGCATAGTTAGTAGGCTCTGGAGACTCTAATAGTATTATCTTATCTTTTTTGGGTTCGTTGCTTATTGGGAAGTCATCGAGGTTGACTCCATTACCA